AGCATCACACCGCCATCGGGAGGGATGATGTAGAAGTCGCTCTGGCCGCCGTAAGCACTGCCGCCGATCAATTCCTCTATGGTCTTATTCCGATAGCTCACGGCAAGGCTGGTGTAGGTGGTGCCGTCGATCTCCACCGGCGCAATGGGCGCAGAGTATACCACCCGGCGCTCCCCGCTCCGCATGATGTAGCTGGACACCGTAGGCTTGCCGGTGCGGTACATCTCCTCAAAGGCCGTCCAGAGGTGATCCACTTTTTCATGCTTGCCCCGGATGCTCCAATATTCGCAGTTTTCATTGAACAGATACACGCTGCTGTACCGCCAGATCTCCCGCTCGGCCTCATAGCTGCGCAGGCGTTCCTCCGCCAGGCCCTCCTCATTGGCAGCCTGCAGGCTCTTGCCCCACTCGTTCAGCATGTTCCAGTTGCTTCGGCTGAAGATGGTAAACGACTTATCCACCTGCTCATAGGTCTCCAGCAGGTTGCGGGTGCCTTCGTCATAGAACTGCTGCCGGATGTACAGGATGTACCAGCACAGACCTGTCACCACGACCATCGCCAGCAGCAGCGCAGCTGCCGTCCATCTTTCTTTTTTCTTCCACATATTCAGCTTCTCCTCAGCAGAGTCCCAACTCTCTGCCCTTTTCCGGCCGCATTTCCACAGCCTGCGAAACCACGCAATTCCGTCGAATCAACACTACCAAATTCTGCTTTTTCTGTCAAGGCTTTCGCCAAAGATTATTCGCTGCAAATTTGACTGAGATTGTAAAATAAACGCAAGAGAAAACGCAAGAGAAATCAAGCGGATTCTCTTGCGTTATTTTTTTGCGCATTTTTCAGGAAGAGAGGGAGAAAGAAGTGGCAAGGCACATGACGCTGGAAGACCGCAAGGTTTTGGAAGCCAGATATAACAACGGCCAGAGCATCACGGGAATCGCCCGTGCCATGTCGTTTAACTGGTCCACTATTTACAGAGAGCTGCAGCGTGGCGACACCGGCGAGATTGACAGCAACGGACGTGCGGGCTACAGCGCAGAACTGGGGCAGATGCGGCTCTACAATGCAAAGAAGCGGTTACGGTATCGGGCGGAATACCCCGGCGGGCTGAAAGAATGACGGCGCAGACGTTTGAATTGAATCATTGCTACAACATGGACTGCATGGAAGCAATGGCCGCTTTCCCGGATGGTTACTTTGATCTCGCTGTGGTAGACCCGCCCTATTTCAGCGGACCTGAACGCCGCGGATTCTACGGCTCAAGGGTCAGCCGGATCGGAGTGCATCGGGATTACCCGGTTTCTCCCGTGTGGGAAGTGCCGGGAAAAGAGTATTTCGACGAACTGATGCGAGTGAGCCGACACTATATTATATGGGGCTGCAACTATTTCAGCTATGGCTTTGCTCCGGGGCGTATCGTATGGGATAAGTGCAACCAAGCGACAAGTTTTTCCGACTGCGAGATTGCGGCAACAGACCTACTCAAGACGGTCAGACTATTCCGCTATATGTGGAGCGGGATGATGCAGGGCAAGAGCATTTCCGAAGGGCATATCATGCAGGGAAACAAAAGCCTGAATGAAGTACGAATTCACCCAACGCAGAAGCCGATTGTTCTGTATGACTGGATTTTTCAGAATTTCGCAAAGCCCGGACAGAAAGTTCTTGATACTCACCTCGGAAGTGGCAGCAGCAGAATTGCCGCCTATGAAGCGGGTGTTGACTTTATCGGCTTTGAAATCGACCCGTTCTATTTCAAGACGCAGGAAGAACGCTTTGCGAATTACACGAACCAAACCAGTTTATTTCACATGAGGTAGAAAAATGCTTGAACTTGCAATCTGGCTATATCACATCGGCACCCCTGATCTGGCGGTGAGGATTGCGACAGATGTGGCGACGGCTCTTTTTCTTTTGTGGGGTATCCTGAACCACTATGCCAAGAAAGAAGCTGAGGAAGCATTTCTTGAGGTGTCCAGAGAAGCGCACTACTGGAAGATGGTGGCGAATCACAAACAGGATGTACTGGATAAGACCCGGGAGAATTTGCACAAATGGCATGGATCAAGGGAATCGTGATGGCTGGGATTATTACGGTGCTTGCCTGCGCTGGAATCTTTGAGCTGCTGGAACGCCGCAAGCGGGCGGCGTTCAAAAAGCAGGTTCACGACCTGGCGCAGAAGTACATAGACAAGATGAAACAGGTAGAACACATTAAGGAGTGAGCTTCCAGGCATGGGCAGACCTACCCGCCCACCATGCGGCTAGTCTATCTAGGGGGGCGGCCGCCCGGCTACCGCAAGGCCGGGGCCCTACCTGCTGGGGGCAGAAAGAATACAGCGGGGCGGCCCGCATGGGTGGCGGCTACCTGTCCGATGCCGCCTTTTTATCTGGTACGGCCAGTGCAGGAGGGGGTGCATTCCATTCCGCCCGGTGCCAACCCCGGGGCGTACCGCCAGAGACCGAACATCCACCCACTAAAGAAAGGACTACGATATGAACGACGAAAAGAAAATTGGTTTTTCCGTAGAACTGGAAAACAACCGGGTCGATCTGTGGGCGCACGGCGATGATGAAACGCTGGTAAACCTCGCTGTTGCGGCACTGGCAAACATTGTTGCTGCTGCTTGCCAGAACGCCGAGGGAGCCAAGGCTCTGCTGCAGGACGTGAAAATCGGACTGGATGTAGCACTCGAACAGGCGTTGGAACACCCCACCCAGGAAATCAACACGGAAGACCTCAAGGCTATCGGCCCCGCTGATTTGCCCGCAAAGCCTATCCGGGAAGCTCCTGCGGCGGATGAAACTTGATTTCGGAGGAAAGGAACATGGAAGACCACGAAACGTATTCCCCGAAAGAGAAGTACCGCCGGATGTTTGATGATGCAATCGGGCAGAGGATGGGCAGCATGGCACTGTGGCGGGTGTTGGACGAGATCGGTTTCTTCACCAGCCCAGCCAGCACCAAGTATCATTTGAGTGTTCCGGGCGGGCTGCTCCAACACTCTATCAATGTGGCAGAAGCGGCGATGGAACTGTGCGAAACGCCGCGATTCAAGACCTGCGACAAACGGGCGGTCTTTGTTGCGGCCCTTCTGCACGACGTCTGCAAGGCTGGGAAATATATCGAAAAGCCGGGCGGCGGGTATCGCTATGAGGACACACGGATGCTGGGGCATGGTGAAGAATCGGTCATCCTGATCCAGAGGTGGTTGCATCTGACAGACAAAGAAGTGCTGGCAATCCGCTGGCACATGGGTGCTTACACCGGGCAGCAGGACTGGGAAACCTTGAGCAAAGTATATGACAGCTGCCCCGAAGCTCTGTGCGTTCACATGGCGGATATGATCGCTACGCACATTGTGGAGGTAGAAAAGTGAGCGGGTATACCGCCTATCTTGAACTTCCGAGCGGTGAGCGGATAGAGCTACCAGCAACCATGCCGGACATTACAGAGGCAGACAGCCCCCTATGGGATGGAAAATTTGAACTGCCAGAAGCCGTAAAAGAAATGCTCAAGTGGGCAGATGAAGCGGCTAAAGAATGGGATAGTGATCTTTACTTCCTCGAAGGTTGGTTGAAACCTCGGCGGCGGATCAACTTCAACCCGCCGGAGCACTGGGAGGCGGTGCAGGACAAACGCTGCAACACATCCCCGCTTGGACGGTGCAGCTACCTATATAAAGCAAGGAGGGTCAAGAGTTTGGCAAGGAGCGTACATATCGGAATTGCCCCACACAGGGGCACAAAGAAGAATGACGTAGAACAGTGCAAGCACACGTTCAAGATCACCGCTGCGCGATGTGCTCCGTGCAGCGGCTACAACGTGGAGTGCAAGCACTATGAGGGAAACGATGCTGCTGATACAAAGCATTGTCCCCGGTAGAGCGATAGGCAGCCCTGCCCGCAGAAGCGGGGCTGCTTTTTATGTGGCGCGGGGTGCCTTTCTGGTACAGGGACACTGTGAATGGGGCCGAACCCCATCTGCGCCTGCTTAACGCTTTCCATGAAAGCCGGGCACGGCCATGAAGTCGGCCGCCCGGCACGGCGGAGCGGTGCTGTACAGCAGCGTCCTCCTTTCCGTTCAAGCCCGATGCAAAACCGGGCTGCCGTTCTTGCCGAAGCCGCACCCGCATGGATATGACGGGAACGGGGGCGCCGCCGGGGGGGCGCAGAAACACCCTGGTCAACCTGCCCTTTGCATCCGGCAATCC